GGAGGAAATCCAGCGGCTGCAGCGGTCGATCGCGGGCGCTGGGTTCGACAGTGCGCAGTACAAGGCCGAACGGATCATGCGCACCGAACTGGGGCGGGTGTTCAATCAGGCCAACTTCGCCAAGCTGCTGGGGCTGTCGGCCCAGTTCCCGTTCCTGAAGAAGGGATGGAGGGCCACCCCGGGGAACCGGACCCGGCAGGGGCACGCAGAAGCCGGCCGGACCTACGGGCGCGGGAAGGGGATCCCGATCGCGCAGCGGTTCACGATCAACGTGTATGACGAACGGGACAAGAAGGCGCCGAAGCTGATCGGCGTGGCCCAGCTGCGGTTCCCGATTGACCCGGACACGACACCGGCGGGGCGAGTGGCGGCCGGCGCCACGATCATGTGCAGGTGCAACGCGTTCGTGGACGTGGACGTGGCGGCCTACGCGGCGCACACCAGCAAGACGCTGGGCCAGCTGCATCTGGGGGCCCCGGCGCCAGCAGCCCCGGCAGCGGCGCCACGCGTGCCGAAGCCACGGAAGCCACGGCTGCCCAAGGTGCCAGCTATGGGGCAGGGCGTCACACCGGCGCAGCTGCCGGCGCCGGTGGCAGCCAGCCCGAAGGTGGGCCCGGCCGGCCCGAAGGTGTCGGCGGCGGTGCAGGCCACGCTGCAGGCGGCGGCCAAGGTGGAAGCGGCGCTGGCCGAAATCGACAAGGTACACGGCGATGGCGTGCTGCCACGCATCCCGGCGCACGGCAGCCCTTCGCGTGGCGCCGAAGCGGAATACGCGTTCAAGGTAGGCGGCCGGCCGGTGCATCTGGCGTTCGGGCGCAAGATGATGGCAAATGCCCCCTATATGGGCACGTTCCACGAAGTCGGGCACTTCCTTGACCACGCGGGGCTGGGCGGCGGCGGCGGCGCGCATGCCACGGATGGACTGGGCACACCGGCGGCGCGGGGCCCGATGAAGGATCTTTTCGACGCGCTGCGCAGCACTAAGACCAGTCAGGCGCTGCGGGACTATCGGAACGTGATCGGGATTGCCACTGACGGCCTGCGACCGGGTATGACGCAGGTGGACGGCACCGGGCTGCCACGGCCGGAACCCCGCCTGCTGGCGCTGGTGAAGTACCTGAACGGGGCAGATGAGACATTTGCCCGGGCATACGCGCAGTACATCACGGTGAAGTCCGGCAACGCGGCGGCCCTGCGGGAACTGCGGAACCTGCAGGCGCATTCTGCATCATTCACCAACCGGACCGTGGACACGGCGAACGGCTACGGTTACAAGGGATTCAGCGATCAGGCCGGCGCGGCGCCGGTGACGAAGAACAGCTGGTATACCCCATGGGTGTGGCAGGACGATGAATTCAAAGCGGTGGAAGAAGCCTTCGATCGGCTGTTCGCAGCCATGGGGTGGCGGAAGTGAGCAAGACGAAGCCGGCGGCCAAGCGGCCGAAGACTGAGAAGGAACGCGATCGGGCGGCTGCGGCGGAACTGGCGGCGGCCCGGGACGTGGTGGTGATCGACAAGGACGGCCGGCCCACGATTCGGGAAGGGCGGGACTTGTACGATCTGACCCCTGTGGTAGAGTAACGGGCGCTGCCGGCGCGGACCGGCGAGAAAGGGCAAACGATGGCGAAGACACCAGCGGCGAGCACGCAGAAGACCCCCGAGAGCGAACAGGCACCCAAGGCGGCGGCCGAACAGGCCCCGGCAGCCCCGGCCCCGGCGGCCCCGGCTGATGATGCCGGCGAAGACGACGCGGACGCGGACGAAGCCGGCGCGGCCGGCGCACCCCCGGCACCCCCGGCACCCCCGGCACCCCCGGCACCCCCGGCGGCCCCGGCGGAACAGCCGGCGCGGGTGGTGTCCTTCGTGCCCGAATCGCGGGGCGTGTCGTCCCGTGACGCGCTGGACCTGCTGCTGGATGCCTGCGAACTGTACGGCGTGAACCCCGAACAGTTCCACGTCCCCACCGAACTGATGTCATGGTCCTACCAGCCGGCCAACCGGGTGGAACGCACCCCGGCATCGGTCACGCTGGTGACGGCCGGCGGCCAGAAACTGCGCCACTACGCGGATCCGTCGTTCCCGATGGAACCCGAAACCGAAGAACGGCTGCGCAACATCTTCGGCGCGTGGCGCAAGGACAAGGACGGCACCCGGATCCCGGCGCAGCTGCCGGACGATCTGACGCTGCCGGAAACGGCGGTGACCGGGATCCCCGTGAGCACCGATCACGTTTACCAGCGCGGCTATGTCCGCGAGGGCGGCAAGGCGGAAGCGGCGCGGCGCGGCCGGCGCTAGGGGCCCAACCTTGGGGGGTGCGGGGATGCTACGTCCACTGACGGAAGCGGAAGCGGCGCGGGCGGCCGAAGTCTTCGATCGGCACCAGTCGTTTGTGGCGTCGGTGGCGCGGCGGTATTCCCCCACCCCCCAAGATGTCCCGGACATCGTGCAAGCGGTGGGCGTGCAGGTCTGCCGGGCGCTGTCAGGGTTTCGCAGCGACAGCCAGATCACGACGTGGCTGTATTCGGTGACCCGGAACGCGGCCATGGACCTGCGGCGGCGTGAGCGGGCGCACAGCCGGCGCGTGCAGGGGCTGCTGGAACGTCCACTGCCGGACGCGGTGGTGGACCCGGACGAATTGGTGTACAGGGGCGAACAACTGGCAGCCCTGCACGGGGCGATCGACCAGCTGCGACCGAAACAGCAAGAAGCGATCCGGTGCGTGTTGGATGAACGGAACGTCTCAGTAGTCAGGAAGTCAACACGGCAGCGCGCCATGCGGGCGCTGCGGCAGATGCTGGCAGACCGTGACGGTGGTGGGGAATGAAGCAGGACAAGCTGGCGGCGCTGGTGTCGGCGGCAGGGGAACCGGCGGAACCGGCGGAACGGCTGCGGGTGGTGCTGTCGGGCGACGATCGCAGGTTGCTGAACAGGGCGATCACGGTGCTGGGGGGCGCTGGGCTGGCCATGGTGGTCTGCTGCCGGCGCTGCAACGAACCGATGAAGCCCGAAGCGGCAGACCAGACGAACGGCGCCGGCTACGGGTGCAGATGTTCCCGGGTGCACTTCAGATGAACACCACCCCACAGCTGACGCAGCGGCGCAAGCCCGGGCTGTGGGCACTGGTGCAGCTGCTGATCGAACTGGTGCAGGAACGGGCGTGGTGCCAAGTCAGCATCACGATGCAGGCGGGCAAAGTGGAAATGGTCCACATAAGCCGAAGCCACAAACTTGAAGACCTGCCGATCAAAGACTGGTCAGGGCAGGCGGCGGTGGCGGCCGGCGGCAGCAAAGTGCTGGCAGCCGATCCCCACAGCTAGGACACGCGCAAGCGGCAACGGAGTACCCGGGCCGGCAACGTGGGAACCAGTGGGCTGGTTCACGCGGGCCGGCCCATTTTCTTGGCCGAGGGGCGGGACGATGACGCAGATCCGGCGGTTCGTGGAATCGGTGGTGGCTGGTCTGGCTGGCCGGCTGATCGAAGCCACGGACGTGAGCCTGAATGAGCGCATGCGGGCGGTGGACGCGGCGCTGCGCGCACGGTTCGACAGCGCACCGGGCGCGTACTGCTATTCCGAACTGGTCTTCGATTCGTACGTGATCGTGAACAAGGCCGGCAAGCTGTGGCGGATGAACTACACCGTGGCGGCGGACGGCACCGTGATGCTGGACGCGGGCGAACCGGTGCAGGTGCGCATGCAGCCGGTGGCGGTCGGTGAAGCTGTCGTCCGTGAAGGGATGGTCTTTGGTCCGCTGGCGGACGATGACGCGGCCACGGTCACGGAAGGCGAAGCCCCGAAGAAGCCGAGCGGCAAGAAGTGGGGCGTTCTGATCATTCAGGAAGGCCTGTCCAAGAACCGGAACAACTACGGGCGCAAGGTGCTGCAGGAAGCGGCGCCGATGTACGAAGGGGCCCGGGTGTATCTGGACCACCAAGAAGGTGAACGGCGGTTCGGCCGGTCCACCAAGGACGTGGCGGGGTTCCTGAAGGACGTGCAGCCGGTGCTGATGCGGCAGGCCGGCGCAGCGGAAGCGACGGAAGCGGCGGCGCCGGTGTTCGGTCTGGCGGCCACCATGGTGGTGACGAAACCCAGCGTCAGGGAAGAACTGCTGGACGCGTGGGACGAAGGCAAGCCGGATCTGTTCGGTCTGTCTCACGACGTGATGGCGGAATCCGTGACGGTGATGGCGGCCGGCGGCGCGTTCTACGACGTGACCCGGATCGAATCGGTGAAGTCGGTGGATCTGGTGACAAACCCAGCGGCCGGGGGGCGGGTGCTGCGGCTGGTGGCGAGTGCGACGGTGCCCCAAACCCTTTCAGAGGATGAACAGATGCTGACGAAGCTGATCGAAGCCATCAAGACCAGCGGCAACCAGCCGCTGATCGCCAAGCTGGAATCGCTGGGGGCCAACCCCACCGAGGTCCAGATCATGGCGATCTATCAGGAAGCCGTGAAGCTGGCCCCGGCGGCGGCCCCGGCGGCGCCTGCCCCGGCCACCACCACGGCGCCGGCCACCGAAGCGGTGCAGCCGGTCAGCGAAGCGGTCAC